GGGTAATGGCGGAGGTGGAGCTGGTGCTGACCTTACACTAGGTGTTAACGCTGTGGCGGGGACTGCCAATACAGGTGGTGGTGGAGGTGGCGGATTCTGGTTTCAGACTGGTGGTACAGGCGGCTCTGGTGTGGTTATTATTTCCGCACCATCAGCGGCATCTGCAACTACAGGCTCCCCGACAGTCACAACCAGTGGTGGAAATACCATCTATCAATTTAACTCTTCTGGTTCAATCACATTCTGAGGCACAACATGAGTCATTTTGCAAAAGTAGAAAACGGCATCGTCACACAAGTTATTGTGGCGGAGCAGGACGTTATTAATTCAGGTATGTTTGGTACAGGCTGGGTTCAGACTTCGTATAATACCCGTGGCGGTCAGCATCCTGAAGGTCGTCCTATGCGTAAGAACTACGCAGGTGTGGGTTACGCATACGACTCAGGCCGTGACGCTTTTATCCCACCCAAGCCATACGCTTCTTGGATTCTGAACGAAACAACCTGCCAATGGGATGCTCCTACGCCTATGCCTGTTGAAGAAGGTAAATTCTTTACGTGGGACGAGCCAACAACATCTTGGGTTGAGGTGACTAATGTCTAAACAGTACCCCGGCGGAATAATTTCCAAGACCCCGCCTGTACCATCAGGCTCGTACAGCAATGACACTGCACCCGGTATATGGACGCTTGAGCAACAGGCATACTGGGCAAAACTAGGTCAATGGCCTAATGCCAACAATCCGCCCGTTGATCCGCAGTTCAACTACGTTACGATGCTTTTGCACGGCGATGGGACTAACGGCGCACAAAACAATACATTTATAGACAGCAGTACAAACGCATTTAGCATTACCCGTACTGGTAATGCAACCCAAGGGTCGGTTTCGCCTTATGGGTCTAATTGGTCTAATTGGTTTAATGGTGGGCAAGATTATTTTACAATTGCAGGGACAAGCACAGCCTGTGCGCTGCCCGGGGATTTTACAATTGAATTTTGGTATTTTCAAACAGCAACGGTAAACTATGGTAGTTTATTCAGCACTGTAATTGCATACGCTACAGCAAATGGTTTACGAATATCGACAGGAAATACTACTGATACCTTTGAAGTTGCTTCTGGTGGAAGTGGAATTTTTTCTGCAAGTACTTCTTTTTCAAGTGGCGTTTGGTATCACGTTGCATTAGTGCGAAGTGGGACTACTTTAACACTGTACCAAAATGGTGTTTCTGTTGGTTCAGCTACAAATTCTCAATCATTTGTATCTGATACTTTTATTATTGGAGATGTACAAGGGGTTGGACAACCATACCGCCTTAAAGGGTACATATCTAACTTTCGCCTTGTAAAAGGCACAGCAGTTTATACGGCAGCGTTTACACCTCCTACATCGCCACTTACTGCAATTACAAACACACAATTGTTGACTTGCCAGTCAAGTCGTTTCATTGACAACAGCGTAAATAATTTCACAATTACAGTTGTTGGTCGTGCAAATGAAGGCCATCCAGTTGCCTTAAAGTTTAACCCGTTTGGCGCTTCTGCCGCTTACTCCACAAGTGTGGTTGGTGGGTCGTTTTCTTCTGATGGGGTTGTTGGTGGGTCTGATTACCTTTCAATGACTGTCACCGGACAATCGGCAGGGACTGCTTCATTTACTTATGAATTGTGGTTTTACGAAACTGCACACGAAGGTAGAGACAGGCATTTGTTTACAACTAGAACAACAGATGACAATGCAGGTTTTGATTGCCGAGTAAATTCAAACGGAACAATTAATCTTCAACGTGGGGGAAGTACAGATTTTTTTACATCAACAGCAACAGCCAATGTAGCTTGTTGGAATCATCTTGCAATTGTCCGAGATGGCACAACTAATTTAACAATTTATTTAAATGGCGTATCCATTGGCACATCGTCTTTAGGCTACAACTTTACAGCAACCGCTTATAAAATTGGGGTTAACTACGCTACTGATGATCCTTGGAAGGGCTACATCACAGATTTTCGCTACACAAAAGCGGCTGTCTATACGGCTACTTTCACACCGCCAACTGCGCCCCTTACAGCAATCACAAACACTCAACTGCTACTCAACACAACCAACGGCGCAATCTTTGACAACGCCATGATGAACGACTTAGAAACTGTAGGTAACGCGCAGATTTCTACAAGTGTTAAGAAGTATGGAACAGGGTCTTTAGCGTTTGACGGGACAGGGGATTGTTTAACATCTAATCCGGCACTTGCATATTCATCGGCTGAGCATTTGCAAGCGTTTGGCTCAGGAAATTTCACCATTGAAATGTGGTTCTACATTACAGCGTTTACAAATACGTATAGCACTTTGTATGACGCTAGGCCCATTTCAACACAAGGCGCATACCCAACAATAGCAATCCAAAACAACGGAAAACTTTATTATTATGTAAGTAGCGCAGAAAGAATTGCAACAGCTACTTCCGCAATTTCCACGGGCCAGTGGTATCACATGGCAGTATGTAGGTCTGGCACTTCTACCAAAATGTTTCTTAATGGAACACAAGTAGGTTCTACATATACAGATTCAACTATTTATATAAATGGGCCGGGCAGACCGGTAATTGGCGCAGAGGGATTTAATAGCCCTCCAAATGATTCTGTCAACGGCTACATAGATGACTTACGAATCACCAATGGCTACGCCCGCTACACAACAACATTCACGCCGCCAACTTCGGCATTCTTTAATTACGGCCCGACTTAAGGAGCATTTATGTTTATTGCAAAAGTAGAAAACGGAAACATCGGTGAAATCATCGACTTCCGCAAGTATTTTGGGAAGACTGATTCAGTTACAGACGAGCAGTTAGTGGCTCAAGGTTTTGTCAGAGTTAACCTATTTCGTGCCCATGACCGCCTGACCCAGAAGCTAATCTCTTGCGACCCCGTGCTAGAGGGTGGCTGGGTGTACAAAGTTGCCGTAGCTGATCTGACCGCAGAAGAAATCCAAGTTGCCAAAGACGGCGCGATGGCTCATATTCGTGGCACACGTAACACCTTGCTTGCCGCTTGTGACTGGACGCAGATTGCTGACAGCACCGCAGATAAGACTGCATGGGCTACATACAGAACAGCATTACGCAACTTGCCAGCCACAATTACTGGTGATCCCCGTACATTCTCTGACTGGCCCCGCGACCCTAACTGGGTTGACAGGACTATCTAATCATGTGGGACTGGGCTGAAGCATTCATTGCGGCGGCCTGTTTAGTGGCCTTCGTCATCTATGGCACGTACATAATTGCATGGAGTGTGGTGTGATAAATGCGTTGGCTCATTCTGTTACTACTGTTAGTGTTGGCTGGAGCCGTAGCCAAAAGTGGATGCCATGTGCGCGAGTTCTATGGGATTGGCTACACAGTCCACGATCCAACTCAGCGGCACAAAGAGATGATGGCGTGGCTCATCCACAACGCAGAGCATTGCAAGACTTCGGATTACACGGTTATTTGGAACAACCTGCCAGATTGGGCGGGTACGGCAGACACAGTAATACTTAGATCAAAGATAATTCACGGGTACAAAGATGCACTTGAGCGAGAGAAGAAATGAAGATCAGCTACGACAAGTGGTATCCGATTGTCCAGCCTCAAACCAGTGTGCAGACAGAAGCGTTTGCAAAACGGGTGGAAAGGCTTGACGCTGAACGTGCTTTCAACACACAAATAGCGCAACAGGTAAAGAAGTTCCATCAGTACGAGTACGAGATTTATGAATACAGGATGCGGCAGATCACAATAAACATTGACATTACAAATCTTAAACGCGAGATTGACAAACTTGTATGACCAGAAAACCGACACCCAGACCGGTTAAGAAACCCACACCGGACACGAGGGACAAGCTGACGCTGTACGTCACGCTCATGGTAAGCACCACCCTATGTATCTCCGTATTGGCAATGGTAATCAGCTTTATGTTGGGTCTGTGGGCCAAGGAAGTGGACAACGCAGAAATTTTCAAGATGATTTCACCCGCTTTTTCTACTCTTATCGGCGGCATGATTGGGTTCCTGTCTGGTATCAAACTCA